CGATAAAGATTGGCAAGTCTGAAGTGCCAATATCTACCCAAGTATCTGCGTCAGTGATTGTTCCGTCGCTTCCATGGTGGATTACGTTAGCCGCCGTTCCAGCCGCCAGAGCGGTAAAAAGCTCGGTAGACGTCGCTGACGTTCCCATTGAAATGTTAGCCGCATCACAAGCCGTGGTGATGTAAACAGTCACCTCGGTAACTTGACTGTTTGCAGGAACAACAATGCCGGTATCGGCCGCTGTAGTGCTTTGAGTCCAGCTTGCAGTTTGAGCCATTGTGACAAAACCGACGTTTTTAACGTCACTGCCAACAGTGGTTCCAGTTGTATCTTTAATTGTTCCGGCCTTAATTGGACCAGAGAAAGTTGTAGTAGCCATGATAAGTCTCCTGTCTTGGCAAATGTCAGTTGTAACTGTCAGAAAGACCTTATCATCATAGACCTGAATGAAGACAAAAAAAAGGGGGCCATTGGCCCCCAAGTCTCACTACTGAAACTTATGCGCCCTGTGATCCGTAGATGCCTCTCCAGTCAGAGAATCCGAATGAATAACGCTCACGCGCCTTGTATCGGATGTTGCCTGTGCTGAAGTCTGGCTCCATAGACGTCTCCATCGCGGTACGCTGGAACATCTTGAGTCCTTCACCAGATTCGGTGACAGACGTCAGGATGAAGTACGCATCGGGGTCAGTCAGGTAATGGTTTACCGTGTAACCACCGGGCAGTACGCCAGTGTTGCGAATGGCGTTGATGTCGTTGTCAGCAGTGCCAACACGCAATTGCGAGTTGAGAATGCGGTCAGCAACGAACGTCAACTGTGGTGGAATGACTAGCTTGGTCGCTTGTACTGAGATGGTCAGACCGCGATCGTCAGTGAAAGTGCTGATATCGATCAGCGAATCTTCCAATGAAGTCTCGTTAAGGTCAGCCATAGTAGTTGCGCGGTTCGCTAGAGTTCCGCCACCTGCCAGTGGGTGTGCTGTAGAAATCATTGGCTGTCCGTCACCACCAGCAAAGCTGGTGTTGAAAGCGTTGTTAAGGACATCTGCGCCCTTAACTTCCTTGGTGTTAGCCATTGATCGAGCCAGTGCCTTCACGTAACGGCGGCCGAGTGAGTCGTAAAGGTTGTCCTCTACAGCCTCATCGGTCAGCGAAAACGCTAACGCAATGGTGTCGTGGGTATAACGAGCCGTGAAGCCTTCTGACGCAGTGTCGAAAGATACACCCTGACCTTCGGTCTTGACAGGTGCACTTCCGAAGCCTGTGATCAGAACTTCTTCTTCAAAAGCACGTTGCGAGTCTTCAATAGAGAAAATCTCTTCATACTCACGGTCGTATGTGTCATAGCTCATGCCGAACAAGGCGTTAAGGCCGGGTTCAAGCTCTTTCGCTAATTGTGCGCGTGAAATAGCCATCTAATTAGCCTCCTTATGCCAAGCCAGCAGACTTAACACCCGCAATGTGGTTTTGGATAACCACCTTCACGTTGGTGTTAGCGCTTGCTACGTCGTCGTTGTCGGGATCTTGGCTGATATCAATGGCCTTGAGTGGCAACGTAGTGGTAGTAGCACCAGTCGTTACGTCAAGTTCCATGTTAGATCGGCCAGAGCGGGTGTCACCGGTAGGTGTCTGATCAACAACATCAAAGTTGCCGAACAAGTCAGCTACTGGGAATGTGTCGTCAGCTTGTACCTCGAAGACAACATTTGGATCATCAACGATAAACGCGATGATGTCGTCTGCGGCTACGCCACCGGGGTAGTAGTTTGAAAAAACCTGCTCTTGAGTAGTTGGGTCCGTATACCGACAGCCGTTGAATACACCAACGACTGGTACGGTAGATGAGGCCGCCGCACGAGAAACAGTACCGCCAGTTAGTTGCTTAACCAAGTCGCCTTGGAAAATAGCACCAGATTGGTTGTTGGCGATTCTATAACGTGATTGGCCACCTGAATACGGAGCACCGCCCATCATGTGAGCAGGACGAAGTCCAAAAGCGGCATCTTTATTAGCCATGGATCAATCTCCTATTGCTTACCAAAGGTTACACGGCTACTGCGGTTAGGATCATATTGTACATACCGAGAATCGCCTCGGGTCTCATTGAACATATTATTGTCCAATGCGTCCTTAGCTTTTGCCGCCTCATTAGCGTAGTGTGCACTGCGCTGTTCGACGAACTCCTCGGGCATCTTAGCCAACAGTAAGCCCTCGTTATAAACGACACCTTCATGCCTTCCGTTGTCCATGGTAGGAAGTTCCCATTCGGGAGGAAGGTCGGTTCCACGAACCAGTTCCCATCCTTCACGAAGACGACGCGAGACATTAGCCCGGTCTTCCGTTCCTAACATACTCTCCCGAATCCATCGGTATACATAACCGGGGGGTGCCGGAGGAGTTTCCAACTTACGCACTGGGCGCCATACTTTTCGCCGAGCCTGATTATCGTGCGCTCCGCTTTCACGCGAAGAACGGGTGTTTTTTGTATCTGCCATTACCTTGCCTCTCTTTGAGCTACTTTCTGTTTCTCTTTTGCCACAGCCTTGAGCCAAGCTTCCTCGGTCATGTTGTGTGGCTTAAGACCACGCAATCGCTCCAATTCACCAGAGGTGAATTTAACACCGTTCTTTTTGCCTCGTGTTTGTGGCCGACCACTTGTCTGGGCGGACGCAACTCTTTGCACGGCGGGTTGACGTCCTGTTGATTCGGCCGCATCCGTGTCGTTGCCGACACTTTTGCTTAAGTTAGGATAAACCCTCTGAACCCGAGAATCTAGTGCATCGTAATATTCATCGGAATCCGGTTCAAATCCTTCATTGATAAGGTTGTAATGAGTGAAATAGGCAAACTGAGTAGCTTCAACATTTGTCTCATCCTCACCATCACCATACCAAGGGTTTTTTTCATGCCAGCTTAAAGCTTCTTTTGTGGGCTCAGGCTCCGCTTGCTGAGGTGCCATTTGCTGTTGGGGAACAGCTTGCTCCATAGGCTGGTACTGCTCTTGCGGCACCTGCCTACTTTTTGCCACCCGAAGCTTTTCTTTCTTTATGGCAAGGTCATTCTTTAAGGTGTCTGCCTTAGACATCAAATCTGCATCTTGGCTTTGCACCGCTTTTTTGTAGATATCATCTACTTGTTGCTCTTGCGCCTTAAGCTTATCTTCCTCAGCTTGCAACGTAGAAGCTTGGCCTTGCACAGCCATCTGCTTGTACTGGGCCAACTCATTCTGTTGCTGATAAAGCAGTTGCTCATACTGTTGAGCGCGATCTTCTGCTTCTCTCGTCTTGGCGTTTAGCTTGTTAATTCGCTTAGAAACGGATTTAGTGTACCGCTCCAGCTCATCACCTTCGGGCTGTTGCCCTTCGGGCGCCTCTTCGGTGATTTCAATTTGAATCTCCTCTTCTTGAGGAGCAGGGTTCGTATTTTCAACACTCATAGCAAACTCACTATATCGTCTGGGTTAAGGATTGTGCCGATGACCTCGTCATCGTTGATGATGCGCACTTCCGCGCCGTCTTCGAGCTTAAACCTAGCGCCAGCATAGCGGCCAATCATGACCCACTGCTTTTCATGACACCAAGGTGTATCGCCGAATTTTGCTTTGTCGTTATAACAAAGTGGCCCCATTTTCACGACATAGGCAACTACGGTGGCTAAAGCCTCCCGGTCTATTGTCGATTTGGTGAGAACAATACCGCCTTTGGACTTGGCTACACCCGCATAAGGTAAAACCAACATCCTCCAACCCACTGGGTTAGGCATCCTCTCTATTGCGCTTTTTTCCAAAAGCGTTGGATCAAGAACCACTTGATCCGGTTCCACGTAAGCACCCTCCACACTCATTTATCGCTCCTTAAAGTGATTAGCTAGTTCTTCCTCGATAAATGATAGTGCCTTTAGCTCGCCTTGTATATATTTGTATTGTTCCATGCACGTTAGTGCACCCGAAGTCAACGTTCCAGTTAAGGTTTCACGACGCTCTTCGACAGCCTTTTTGATTGCACTAGCGAGATCGACCTCTCGCATTAGTCAATCTCATAGAAGTTCAGGCCTTTTGTGGCCGCACCGCCGCCACGAACCTTTTTGACGACGCGCTTAACGGCTCCGCCATTCTTCATTTCCTTGGCCTTTTTCATAGCAATAGCTACAGCCTGATTGTGTGGCTTGCCAGCCTTCATCTCAGTCTTTATGTTATCGCCGATGTTTTTCTTGCCTTTCTTAAGTGCCATTACTTTTTCCCCTTTGCTGGCGCCTTTTTTGGCGCTTTCTTTGCTTTAGCTTTAGGCTTAGCTTTAGCCTTCGCAGGTGCCGGTTTAACCGCAGGTGCTGGCGCAGGCTCTGGAGCCGGTGCCGCAACTGGTGCAGGCTCAACGCCTTCGATTCTGGCTTTTTTGGCCGCAATTCTTGCGTCAGAAGCCGCCTTTTTGTCAGCCTTTGCTTTAGCTTCCGCTTCGCGAGCTTTCGCCTCGTCTGCCGACCTTTGCTTTTTCCATTCACGAAGCTTCGCTATCGCCTCTTTCATATAACTGATCATTGTATTGTTCCTCCGAATTTAGCATTAAGTTCAAGAAGTTTAAGTTCGGCCTGCTGTTGTA